GTGAATCCCATAGACTGTATACGTACGTGCGTTCGAGATCCTCTGATTTCGACACATTGTGTATAGTATGCTATCTATGAGTTCCACTTTCTTTTGGACTACAAGCTATCGTAGAGAAATTTAGCCAACTGTCATACTTTTATATAACGCTAACTGGATGTAGATGAATTGTTTACTATACCACAGGTATAGTAAGAACAGATTCTCTTATCTAGACATTATATGAATTCAAACTCTCAACCAAGAGTCTAAACCGTGTTGGTCATCTTTTATGAATTTATAAACCTCCGTCCGATAAATTCAATCCGTCTTCGGGCAACCGGTGAACGCAGCCTCGCTAACTGTGCTAACTTGTTGCAATTCCTTTGACGGCTGGGACACGCCACTAGGTCGATATCTAGTGAAACTGTCAGAAAAGACGATGTATCCGGTCTTGCCGTCTGCGTGTACTGCACCCTGTAAGCGGTCTGGCCTTTTAGGTATGATTAGTTTGCAGCCGCCCCTCGACACTTTCATTATTGATAACCCGATGTCTAATTTGTAGGTAGTGATCACAGTAAGCAATAATTTCCGCGATATGACACACCCCAGCTCTACCCGCCCTTTTAGACCCTTATCAGATACCAGTGCTAATGCTGGACTCCCCGTTGTGGAGGAAGAATCGAGTATCCGCGTGGATTCTTCAATGTACAACAATGTTCATGTTCCCCCTCACTTTGAAACATCAGATGATTATTTCGATATGTTTCCACAGATGCCCCATATTGACTATCCTGCTCCCAAACCACTTGAGAAATACTATCCTTTGGTATATCCAAAGCCAAAAGTTCTACACTTTGGTGATGTTTCTTTCCTTATAGGCCCCGAAATTGAGGATTGTAAACGACTTACTCTTTTTGAAGGCGATATGATCTATGCCCCCAACAAAGACAAGCTCCTTGATTGGTGTCAGCGTGCCCTCACCACTGATACTAAGTACCACAAAGCTCGCAAATCACTCTTTGATGCTCTTCGTTCTCAAGTTACTGTCACAGAAGTTCCCAATAGTATTGGAATCAGCGATGCAGATTGGAATTCAATTATTTCTCTTCTCACCTCTGATACAACCAAAATAACTGATGACAAACAACTTGCTTTCCTTACAAGCGTTCAGTCCATGCTCATGTCCATTAATGAGTTTGAGAAACGAATGCTTGGCAAAGAAGGCAAACGTGAAGATTTTACTGGAAATATGATCAAAGATACCACACACAAGTTTTCAGAAGATATGCATAACTGGAGACATAGTAAGATGGATGCCCTTCTTACTTTTGTCGAACGTTATTACTTTCTAGAAAAGAAACGAGATAATCTTTGGCTTCTCGAATCTGGAGATTTCCAATCTTTTGATAGATCCGTACCTGTATGGATGTTTCAAGAGATTGATCAGCTCCAGCAAAGAATTCATTCTACACTTCCCACTAAACCTCTCTTTGAAGGCAATATGACTGGTGATGATCCTGATGATGTTCCTCAACCATCCCAAAGAACCTATGTTGAACAAACTGGTATTGTTGAAATCTTTCTCAAGCAGAATAAACACTACGTGAATTTTTTGCTCGAGACTGGTTTTTCTCTTACTTCTGGAGTTATGTATGGAATGTTCCCTGTTGCCGATGATAAAGTCAATGAACTCATTACCACTCTTGAAAATGGACTTATTCAGGCAGCTGAACTTCAACCAGATCAATGGAAAGGTATGGCTGACAATCTCTCAAAGATTGATGCTCATTTCAATCTTGCACCTGATGATTGCAAGCAATATTTCTCTCTCAAGATATTCCATTATCTCACGTTCTATTGTACCATTTCCACCTATACCAATAGTCCCATGTATCCAGTAGTCAAGGCTCAACTCCAAAATCTTGATATGCTCCTTGCTACTTTAGAAAGACCCCTCTTTTCTAAAGTAATGTTTCACACTTTAATGATTATTCTTAAAAAGGCTGCCCCCCACCTTTACAAGTTTAATCAACCATTTCTTGGTAATATGAAAAGGATGCTCTTTGGAGATGCCGGTAGTGAAAAAGAACCTGTCCATGTTACTCATGACGTTACCAAAAGTCTTGAAGAACAACTCACTACTACCACTACTACGCTTAATGTTGTCACTGATCGAATTTCAAAGAGTATGACTCAACTGGGTGAAGATATCAAGGAAGCTGCGAAAGCTTCTAGTTCTCTTGATAAGTTTACAGACACTATCAATAAGACTCGTGATGCTTTACTTACTCCTGTCAAAGCTGCTCTTGGTTCTATAAAGGATGTCACTATATCCAAAGTTCTTGGTGTTCTCGCTCTTCTGCTTTTCGTTAAGAACAATATGTCAGTTCTCAATGCTTCCCTTGTTTTTATTATTATCTCGTGTTTTCTCGGAGTTCCCGAAATGATTGCAGAACAAGTTTACAAACTTATTTCCACTCTCAATGTTGACACTTTCTTTCATGGAGATGCTGGTGAAGATGATTTTGAGGAAAATTCTCTCAAAGCTATGGTTAGCGTATTCTCTCATATGTTCGGAAATCCCACTGTTGCAGAACGGAAAATTGATAAACATCATATTGAAACAGTGAAGGGGTACTTCTCAGTACTCAAAATGACCAAGGATGGCGCTCAGTTCCTTTTCAATCTTTGTAAAACAGCTCTTATGTTCATTTATGAACACATTGCTGGTGTCCCCTATGGCACCACCAATGAACAAATAGAGTTTTACACAATGATTGGAGATTGGATTGTTAGTGTTCAGAAATTGGCCCGAGAAGATCCTATCGAATCTATCAAAGTTGCACAGTTTAGAAATGATATTGCTGTGTGCTACGAAGAAGGACTTCAATTACAGAAGAATATTGCAACCATGCAAGTTCCCAATGGACGTCTAGTCGTTTTCCAGACCCTCATGACCTATGTTAAGAAATGTCACGATGACCTTACTGCTTATCTACGTGAAGATAGAGGCCGACGCCGCCCAGTTATGCTTTATCTGCAAGGAAATCCCAATGGAGGAAAAAGCAATTTAATAGATCTTTTCATTCGAGATCTTATGTATATCATGGAAATTCCCGCAAGTAACTTACGCAAATATGACCACAGACCAGAAAATGGTTTTATGGATCAATACAAAGGTCAATTTGCTGTAGTTATGGACGATGTTTTCCAACTTGATAATACAGAGTTTCGTGGAAGAACTGCAATGGAAATTATCAAACTCTGTAATGATGCCACATATAACACTGATCAAGCGAAAGTTGACAACAAAGGCTCTGTCTTTGTCGATTCTCCGTTGATCATTACCACTACCAACTTGTCTCAGACACACCCTGCTCTTGGAATTTTGGATCGAGGTGCTTACTTAAGACGTCGAGATTTTGTAATCGGTGTTAAAATCAAGCCTGAATATGCTGATTTAATCACTGAAAACAAAGTCTCCGTCTATGTTATCAAGAATCCTGATCAAGAATATACACGTGACTATTGGACCTTTGATCTCTATGACCCTGTTAAAGAGACCAAAATCAAGGAAGATGTTACCTATGAACAACTTATAACTGATATTTCTAAGCTCATGAAGAAACGTCAAAGTCACGGTGCCAAGTTTGAGGAATGGCTTGATACACAAGAAGAACCCGCTTTCATTAAGCGACTTGTGACCAAGTACAAAACCGGAAAATTTGAAGGTAACATGATCAATGACGAACCCCCCCCTGTCAAAGAGTCCAAACAAGAAGTGCCTCCACCAAAGAAAGAAGAACCTCAATTTTATCGACCCAAGGTGTATATGGACCATCATTTAGGACCCGATCTACGTAGAGCTCTCGACATTCCCCCAACTACTCCCCCACCCGACGATGTCTATAAAGACACTGTGAAATTCTTTCAGCAAAGAACTGGAATTGATATCGATTCAACAACCTTAGATGTTAATTCCAAATCTCTTGCTTTAACCGTTCCACAGAAATTCCGCCTCAAAGTAGAAGCATTGAAGAATGCATCTAATGTTTTCCTTACAGATATCTATCGATTTCTGCATGGTGAACATAAGCCTATTCTTCAAGCTATTACTCTTTTGGTAATGCTCCTTGGATTTAGCGCAGTTGCTATCACTCTTACTGCTAAGATGATACAAGCTGATGTTAGTCCCTTCCAAGGTTCAGCCGGTGCCCAAGCCGCATACAATCGCGACTCACCTGCTGCTGCTCGCACTAGAGCCCAACGCCCTGCCCCTCAATTCGTGAAAGCTGGAGAACCCTTTAAAGGAAATATGGACCGAGATAACGTTGCTGTAGATCTCATCAATAATCCTATAAAGAAGAACACAATTCATGTCTGGGTTAATGGTTATAGAACTTGTGGTACTTTCCTCAAGGCAAGGACGTTTGTTTGCGCAGCTCATTTACTGCGTGCTAACAATTTCCCTTGCCCTATAACCATCAACTATCAACAAAAAGATTATGTGTTTCAGCCCTCTCAAGTCTCGGTGATTTATCACCAAACACAAGATCTTGCTTTTGTCAGAATTCTCGACAGAAGCTTTCCAGAAGCTATTTCTCTCCACGATCATTTCGTTCGAAATGCTGAGTTAGATTATATTGTGGACAATATAGTATATCTTGGTGTCAAGAATGCAGATGGAATTGAATTACGAACTTCAGTCAAACCCCCCTACTTTGCTGGAGGTCTTTCGTATCCTGCAGGTGCTGACAAGACTACTTTGTATACCAATGCAGAGACCATTTTTGTCAACATCCCAGGTGGCCCAGGTGACTGTGGATCGCTTTATCTTGTTAATAATCCTCAATTACAACACAAGATATTTGCAGTTCACATTGCCTCGGGACCATGTTGCGGTGCTGCTACACTGACCTATGAAGATGTAGAAGCTGTTATGAAAGAACACAACGGAAACATGATCTTTAGCATAGACCCTTCTTGCCCCGATCCCGCTATTGATCCTCAAACCATCACTTGTGAAAATGTTGTTGTCGAAGGAACTGTACCTCCTCATATGCAAGTTAGATTTCCCAATAAATCTAAACTTCGACATTCACCATTACACAATAAATGGCATGAATCGAAACACACTCTAGCAATGCTCCGCCCCAGAGAAGGTGTTTCTCCTGCACAAGTAGGCATTTCGAAGAAGCTTAATCGCCCTAGAAATAACTATGAACATCCACTCCATGAAAAATGGATTCAATTTGTCAAAGACAAAATTCCCTACAAGATCGAACCTAGAATCTTGACTGTTGATGAAGCTATCAACGGTGTTAAAGGATGGTATCATGTTAATAAGCCAATCGAAATGGACAAATCCCCTGGTTACCCACGCAATATCGAAAAATGGAAAGGTAAACCCAAAGGCAAACGAGGATATTTCACTCAATTCCTCCATGCTGATGGCACACCTAGATATGTTGCACATCAATCTGTACTCGATGATATAGAAAAAGTGCGACTCAAGCACGAAGCTGGTGAAGACTACGAATTCCTATTCTCTGACCAGCTTAAAGATGAAAAACTGCCCTGGCGAAAAGTTTTTGATAGAGTCAACAATCAATGGATAGGAAACACACGAATCATGAACGCTGCACCATTAGAAATACTAATCACTGAACGAATGTTATTTGGTGCTTTCTTTGAAAATGCAATGAGATGGCAGTCAGACGACCCCGACTGTATCTGGGATTTAGGTGTAGATCCCCTTACCAATGGCCAATGGGAAAGAATTGCTCGTAAAGTGAACCCTAATCTTTACAAGAAAATGAAAATGCTCGCTGGTGATCTGTCCAAATGTGATGCATCTTTAGCACGACAATTGCTCCAAGGAGCTATTGACATCATAGTTGGATGGTATAAACAGCGCATGCCAGACTACACCCCAGAGCTCGAGAAACGACAACGAATGTTACTTGAACAACTCGCTCTGCGATCTCGTCATATACTCATGAACCTTGTTTATATGACGATTGGGAATCCCTCCGGATGCTTTAATACATTCTTTTTTAACGATTTCGGCACAATGGAACCATTTGCTCTTGCTGAAGCGGAAAAAAGAGGCCCAGGACTTGAACTTGAAGCTTTTCAAGCCGTATGGGATATGTATAAAGGATTCGGAGACGATCAACTCGCTGGCTCTCGAGACGACGATCATATTTATCTTCAGATTAATATGTTTGACGTTGCTGAGATGTTTAAGCGATATGGAATGGAGTATACTTCGATTTACAAGGATCAGCCTCTAGTAGAATATTACACGTTCGATGAATGTAAATATCTGCAAAGATCCTTTGAATACGTTAATGGTATTATGTACGCCCCACTCCAGAAAGAAATTCTTGAAGACATCCCTTATTTCACAAAGATAAAAGGAAATCAAGAACAATTACTTATTGATGAGTGCACTGCCGTCCTCCAAGAAGCAATGCATCATGGTAAAGAGTACTTCAATATGTGGAAAGATCGAATCAACAATGCACTGAGAGACCTTAACTATCACACATTAGCATTCACATATGAATATTACCATAATAAGTACTGCAGAGTTATTAAAGACCCAAATAATATAGCCTCTGTAGATAGAACAGCTTTCATCGGAAATATGAGCGGACCCCCAGCTCACACCGAAAAGCAAGAAGTACAAGAAACCAAAGAGACCGTTCAGGAGACGACAACATTTTCCGATAACGTAGGAAAATCAGATCCTAAGATAGAGATCACCTCAGTGTTGAACCCTGCTACACTAGGTACAGATCCTTACCCTGATCAAGGCCTCAGACAAGTATTGCAAAGACCATACCCTATAGCCACAATTCAATGGTCCTCTGCATGGAGTGCTGGACATTTTATAACCTCGTTATCATTTCCTTCAGCACTTATGGCAATACCCAACATAGATGACAAGCTCAACCGATTTCAATATTTGAGATCTGGAGTTCGATTATCATGCAGAGTTAATGGAACTAAGTTCCATCAAGGTCATATCTTAGTAGCGTGGGTTCCACACTGGAAATCTTCAGATAATACTACTATTCCTTTCTTCAACATATATACAGCTGCTAACAACAATTTCAATATTCTTTCAGCTGCAACTTCAGTATCTACTGATTTTGTAATACCCTACGTTGGACCTAGTAATTTCTGGAATCTCAAAGACGACCCCACATCTGTTGCCGATGGAACATTCGGACAAGTGTTTTTCTTTGTAGCCGCTCCTCTCAGACTATTTAACGCTACAACTACACAAATCCTAAATGTTACTATCTATGCCAACTTTGAGGAGCCTCAACCGGCAGGACTCGGTTTGCGAACTGGAGCCACTGATCGTGTTCGCTTTATGAAAGAACGAAAATTCATAGGCAACATGCTCAAACCTCTAGACTCGGAAATCTGTCCTTCTTGCTTCATCGGAAACATGAAGAAAGACAAAGTTAGCAAAGAACAAGACAAAAGATCCAAAGATATGACTATCTCATCAGAAGCAAAAGCTACTAGCCCCTCCCCCTTTGGAAATTTTATCGGAGATTTTGCTTCTTCCCTCACCTCAATGGCTACGGGAATGCTTCAACAAGTCGCTTCTGAAGCGATGATGGCTGCATTCCTTGATAAGCCTACCTCAACTACTGCCGTTCAAAAGGTTACGCCTAAAACATTTACTACCATGGCAAATGCCACAGGACAAGACGGTTGCGACATGTTATCCATGAAGCCTGATAATCACGTTACTACGAACCCTGCACTCTTCGTGCAACCCGTTGATTACAATTTATTCTCGAACTACAAACTGAAACCTGGTTTGATAGCTCTTGGCTCATTTGATGACACTGCCGTAATTGGTTTTAAACCTTACCTGACTCCAGTCTGCCCAACAATCTGTTACCAAGTTGGAGGAACTGGCGGACCATTATGTTATCTTACTCCTGTTGCTCACTTAGCATCGTTCTTCGCTTATTGGAGAGGAGGTATGAAATTTGCGTTTAAGTTCGCAGCCTCCTCTTTCACTACTGCAAGAGTAAGATTCGTATGGTTACCTGACCCTACTTTCTCCGGTTCCTTCCCCACTAATGAAGAAGGAGATGTTATTAACAAAGTGTTTGATATTACAAATGACTCTCTATGTACCATTACAATCCCTTATTTGAGAGAGACTGCCTACTTGCCTGTTATTGATCCTGTTAGAACCCAGCAACCCATCACTAGTTGGACTGGTATGAACGGTCAATTGGTTATGTATATTGTAAACCCTGTTACTAATTCGCAGACGACTGGCAGTTCGATTATCGATTTTGAAGTTTTCGCTTCCGCAGCTGAAGACTTTGAGGTCGCCAAACCAGAACCCCTCTGGGATGGATATGTTGATGGAACGGGTGATTCGCTCGGCAGGATGAAGAAGAAGTTCGTTGGTAACATGATCCAAGATGTTAACACAGCCACTGATATAGTTGAGCTCTTTCGTCAACCTTTCGAAACAATGGTTCCGGCTAGTACCTCAATTCCAACTGGAATCCAAATGGGTGAACGAGTTGATTCATGGCCTGAACTGCTACACAGATATTCTTTACTCACTCAATTTTCCAATGGAACCACAGAAGTGAAGAAAACAATTAATCCATGGGTTAAATTCCCAGGAGCTCTTACCGATATTCGTAAAAATTGGATAAGAGTATGGAGATCATTCCTCTTCGCTCGAGGAGGATATAGACTCAAAGTAGTTCTCATGAATAATCAAGTTGGTGATGCAATGAATGAATTTATGTTCCGTCTCAGTAATATCAGATTTGATGATGGTGGTAATATGGTTCCAAATCAACCTGATGATCTTGGAATGGCTGATCTCGGCCTTGCACTTGAAAGTGCAGTATTACGACCCAACATTGAGTGTGAGATCCCTTTTTACACTCCATGGAATATGATTTGCGATGGATATCCCACTGAACAACATGATGTGCCCTGTGCATATCTTCACTTATTATTCTTCGCACAAACTGGAGAACAGAACTTCAACATCTACATCTCCGCATCCGATAGTACCTCATTCGGATGGCCCACAACCCCCGTCCCTCTATTGTTCCCAAACTCTAAGGACAACAAACAAAAAGGTGGCAACCTACCTTCCCAAAACGGCATTTTTAATACCAGACAATCTAACGAATTGGTACCCAACAATAACAATTCACGAG